GTTTGTACGCTGAGTTCCTGCCCGACGCGAAGGAGATGGTCGCCGACTTCGGCGTGGCCGGTTCGGCCAACTCTGGAGCGATTACATTCGCCTGCCTCATCTCCGACCCTGCCGTCCAGACGGTGCTCGAGGCTGGGGGCTATATGGAGCGAACCCAGTACAACGTCCGTCTCCCTGCCGCAACGGCCTCCTGGAGCCTCCCAGACGGCTCTACGGGGGCATCCACGGCCATCATCGTCGGCGGCGCCCCCATTGCCTCCCTCGCCCAGGGCAAGAAGATCGTGGCCGGCGGGAAGAACGTCCGCATCACGACCCAGACCTACAAGCCCGGGTCGGCGTGGGTCACCCTCGTCGTCATCGACGATAACCAGTAATGCCCTCGAAGGTTTCCATCGAGCCGAAGTCCCTTGCGGAGTTCGTGGAGGCCTGCCGCCAGTTCGCAGCTGGAATGAAGATTACCATGCGCGACGCCGTGCTCGAGCAGGCCATGCTTGCTTGCCAGGATGCGGCCAACTTCACGCCTCCTCTGGCAAAGGGCGGCGGCCGTGGATTAAGCGCTTCCGCTCACAAGGCCGGCATGAAGGCCGTGGCCGGAGACATCTCCAAGATTTTCGTGGCGGCAAACGACTCCTCAGCTCGCGGCGTGGCCGGCAACCTGGTCAACCAGATTGCCTTCGCCGTTAAGACCGGCGACTTCGGCACGTTCACCCGCCTGACAGACGGGGGGAAACTCTCCGGCATGCTCGGCCAGCGCAGCATCCTCTCCAAGATCGCGGCCGACGCCGACAAGCAGCGGGCCTTTGCCAAGGCCAAGAACTTCCTCAACAAGGCGAACCCCGTGAAGAGCGAATACGGGACGCAAGGATTCGTCCGCGACCTTCGTCCCATTCATAACCAGGTGAAGGGCAAGTTCGGCGGACGTATCAGCCGGGGACAAAAGGCCGTCTCCGCAAAGCTCCTTGTGCAAGATAAAAACGAATTGCAGGAATACATCGAGCGCCGCCAGCAGATGGTCGGCGCCATCAAGTCCGGCTGGGCCCGTGCTTTGCTTTCCTTGCCACGCCCAAAGGACAACAACGGCCAGCAGGGCGAGCCCGGTGCGGAGCTGCGGAAGGCCTCTTGGATTACCTTGCACACCAGCGTAGTCGGGAACAATAAGACCACGTTCACCGACAAGGTGGCCGAAGTCTCTGTCACGAACATGCTAGGTAACATAAACAACATCGCCGACAAAGCCGACACCCTCGGGCTCGTCTACGGTAACCGCGTTAAGCAGATTCCAGGCATGATCCGTTACCGCATGAAGAAGCCCGTCAAAAAGTTTAACAAGAAATAACCATGTCCAACTCCATCCGCCACGTCGTCGAGTCCGTCCTCGCGACCTATCTCTCGACGCAGACCGGCCTCGCCGGCGTGCAGATCCTGACGGGCGACAGCAACGTCACGCAGACCCTGCCGAAGGCCGTCGTCCTCTGCGACTCCGCCCGGGCTCCTGGCGACCTTCCCGAAGGCCTAGGAAACTACGATTGCTCCGTCCGCGTGACCCTGTTCTCGAACGCCGACGACACCACGCTGTCCGTGCACCGCGAGCGCTGCGCCGCCCTGTCGGACTGCATGAAGAGTCTCGACCTCATCCAGGCGGCCTTCGCGGCCACGAACGGCGCGGCGATCTGCTACGACGTGACCTACCGCTCCGAAGACGAGGGCATCGACGAGCGCTCTTGGGCGACCTCCTTCGCTTTCGACGTGCTCACTTGCCTCGACCCAGAGTAGGTTGCCAATTGAGGCAGGAGTAAGATGAGCGTAACGAACAAAGGCGCAGTTTGCCTCTACGGAATCGGGCCCGGCCAAGAGGCCTCGCTTTTCGTGCAGTCCTACACCGTCACCTCTGGTTTCAACAACTCGGCCACTGTCGTGAATGAAGAGGGCGAAACAGTCACCGCCCGTTATGACGACATCCGCACCGAGATCATGATCGAGGGCGTGGCCAAGACCACCGCCATCCCGCAGCTCGGCGCCACGCTGACCTTCACGGTCAAGACCGCGTCTGCCTATCCTGGAGGCACGGCTTCCGTATCGGCCAAGGGCACGATCATCAAGGTCGACGACCGCGGCTCGTCGAAGGGTTTCGTCAGCGTCTCCGTGACGGCTGAGGCCTTCGAGTACATCAGCTACTAATTGACACCCCCGAAAGGGGCGTAGGCTAGGGGGAGTGGACCGTCGCTTCCTGAACGCCTACGTCGACCCAGCGCCTCTCAAAGGATTTCTGGGTCGAACTCTTTACCCATGGTGCCTCAAGTACCGCGTGCGCCTGCATGCGTTCGACTCCCCGCTGGTCATGCCAGGTAAGGACGTGACGCCGGCAGACTTGCTCTTCGCCTGCCAAGTCTGCGCCGAGGAGCCACTTGGAGAGGTAGGCATCATCGACCGCCTTCGTCTCTCCCGGCTTAATGACAACCCCGCCAAGTTCCAGATTTTGCTCAATGCCTTCGCCGGCTACATCCTCGTCGACGACTGGCCGAAGTTCTGGGAACAGGATGCGAAGAAGAGCGGGGGGAGCAAAGGAGTTCCTTGGCCTCTTGCTGTCGTCGCGAACCTAGTCGCCTGCGGCATCGACGAGAAACGGGCGTGGGAGATGCCGGAGTGTCAGGCCATTTGGCTGAACTCCGCCCTTGCTATCCGTAAGGGTGCGGACGTGGCGATAATGTCCCCGGATGAGGAGGCCTATATCGAGGAGCAGCTGAAGGCCGGCGAAGGGGAAGCCCCCGTTGCCAATCCAGCAGGGTAAAGAGCCAATGGCACAAGACCTGACCGTAAACATCAAGACGACCTCGGACGTCCCGCAGGCGATGGACAAGGCCAAAGCCGCAACAACCGGATTTGACAAACAGTTGTCAGATATCGGCAAGAAGTTTTCGACGAGCTTTAAGGACATCTTCCTGGGATTCACCGCCCCCATGATTCTTCTCCAGTCTGCGATCTCTGCGATTTCAGGAGCAATTGAAAAGGCCAAGCAAGATGCAAAGGACGGGCTAGACCTTATTGCTAAAGGCGAGACGGTTTTCGCAAGCTCTGAGGAAGCAAAGCTTGCAAAGTTCCTAAAGACAAAAGCCGCAACCGAAGAAGAAGAAAAGAAAGTAAAGGAAGGGCGTGAACTGATGACTGAACGATTCTTCACAGAAACCAAGAAAGGCCGTGAAATCATGCAGAAGATGGAAGAGGAAGCCGCCGCGGCTAGCAGCGGAGAATATGTCGTTCCTAGTCCTAAGCAGCTCGCGATGCAGAAGTCCTACCAGGACATGGCGCTTCAAGAGTTCCTGAACTCAGAAGAGGGCAAGAAATACAAACCAATCTTCGAGGACAAAGCCGGAGGCGACGGTAAGTTCAAAGGCCCGGAAGGTTTTGGCAGCGTGATCGGCGTCGGCGCGAACCCGGTCATCGAAGCCATGACAAAGCAGACCGAAATCCTCGAAGGCATCAAAGCCGCCATCGAAGCCCAGGCGCCTTCCGGCGGCGTGCCCGCCCCCTTCACGGAAAAGCCGATGTCCACCCGAACCATCTTCAACGCCTAACATGCCCCTCGTAGAAAACGGAAACGCCCTGACCGCCCCGGTCATCCTCCCTGGCTGGACATACAACCGCGACCCGTTCGGCCTTGGCACGTCGACCACAAAGTACAAGTGCGACCACACCGTCGACATGGCTGCCTTTGCGGCCCGCGGCCAACCGCACCCGGACACGACCTATTCCTTCCTCAAGGCCAACTCGTATTCCATCAGCTGGGACGCCCTCGGCATCGCCACCCTTACCGTGGACTACGTCGGCATTCCGCCCAGCGTCAACGGCGGCGTCTATACCAACCCGAACACATCCTCGGCTAACGGCCTGACCGCGGAAAACATCACGAGCCACCCTAACTTCTTCGAGACTCCAGAAGGTTCAGGCTTCCTCGGCCCGATCGCAGGGCCTTCGCCTTATACCCAGGACAGCCCGGACAACCTAGCCCCCATCGTCAACGGAAAGCCTGCCTATCTCGGCCTAAACGGATCATGCTTCGAGAAGGCAAGCGGCGGCCGTTTCATCGGCTTCGTCGACCCGACCTATCCGCAGTACTACGGCAAGACGCAGTACCTCGCCAAAACCTCGACCTACTCCGGAGTAATGTACACGACGTCGCTCGCCAATGTTCAGGCGCTCCTTGCGCTGCTCAACACGGCCACGGCGACCAATTCCTGGGGAGCGTCTTTCCCGCTTCTCCCCGCCTGGGCTCCCGTCGGCGTCGGCGACTTCGGCAATAACGTGAACCTACTTTCTCAGGTCAACGTCGAGGAGTACGGTTCGCTCTACAAAATGATGTACGAGATCCGTTATTCCAAGGCCGGCTGGGAACGCGACGTCTACGTCAACATCGGATAATGAGCATCCAGCCCGGAGTCGGTTACACGTTCACTTCGTCCAGCCTTGGGACGAACATCAACATCCAGCAGCCTTGGAGCGAATGGGATCCTGTCGGCGCCGCGCTGGAACAGTCCGTCCAACAATTCCAGCTGCGCTCCGTCCGCATCGGCACGACCAACAAGCTCCAGATGGCGAAGGGTACGGTCAACTTTACGCAGAGCAACATGCCCCGAGTCCGCCTTGGCGGTCATTACGACCAGCGCCAGGTCTGGATCAGCAAGGTGGCCGTCTACGGTTCCGGCGTCTCGCGTACGGCAGGCGGCGGGTCGCCCGTCTGGATGGAAGCCGGAGGCTACTATAACATCACCACGGCGGGGACGTACTACGTC